CGGAGATAGCCCTTAATGAGTTCGTCGCGCTTGACCTTGACCTTCTCGCCGCGTCCGAGGTCAATCTCGAACTCTTCTTCGGCCTTCGGGTCAGGCTGCTCGTCGTCCTCCGAGGCTTCATCGTCCTCGACATCGACATCTTCATCGGAGTCCTCGGGCGCCGTCTCCTCGCCTTCGGCCTCCTCCGCGTCTTCGTCACCGGCCGTTTCGTCGGTGGCTTCGTCCTCGTCGCGTTCCTCTTCCGGGTTGCCGTCTTCGGCTCCAAAGAGGCCCGCAAGCTGCGAAGCAGCGGTGTTCACGTCGATCCCGGTGCTCGGGGTATCGGTATTCTCAGCAGGCATGGTACACCTTTCTGTGGGATGTCAACAACTTAGGCGGGGAACAGGTTCCGAATCGCCTTGCGGGCCTTGGCGAGCATCGACTGCGCCACCTGGCCGTCTTCGGTGCGCAGGCGCAGGCTCAGATCGACCTGCTGGAGCGCGCGCATCTCGTAGTAGAGGTTCTCCCGGCCCTCGATGTCCTTGGGCTCGGTCTGCGCCCACTCGCGCAGGATCCGGTTCTGCGCCTCGACAACGGCCGTGCGGTAGTCGTTGGATTCGAGGAGGGCCTGGGCAGAAATGCCGGCGGCCGCGCGCTTCTCGTAGTCGGGTTCGTCGTGGGTCATCGCTTACGCTCCGGGGAACGGGGAGGGAGCCGGCGGCTGCGGGGCCATCGGGTTGCCGGGCTGCGGCGGGGCTGCGGCCAGCGCCGGCACAGGGGTGACGCCCGGGGCGCCGCCGGCGACGGAGGTGCCGCCATCGCCGCGGGGCATGGTCAGGAACGCCAGCACCTCCGCCAGCGGGTAGCCCGTCTTGGTGCACGTCTCGATCGCCTTGAGGACGATCTCGTCGCGGCGGGCGTCGGCATCCGACTTGGCCTTGAGCTCGGCCACTTCGGCTTCCTTGTGCTTCTTCTCGGCCTCGGCGCGCGCCACCAGCATCGCCGGGTCTTCCTGCGGCGGGTTCTGGTTCTGCGGCTCGTAGGTCGCCGGGTCGTTCCAGAACGCGTTCGCGTCCTTGAAGCCGGCGAGGCTCGTCATCTGCGCGAGGGTGTAGCGGAACTTCTCGACGCTCGTCAGCGGGTTGTCCGGGCCGAGGGTCGTGAGGATCTGCTCCTGCTTCTCGGCGATCTGCATGAGGTAGCCCATGCGCACGTTGTCCGACCCGCGGCCCAGCGCGACGTTGATCGTCACGTCGGCCTGCTCCGGCCAGCACCGCGGGTCGATCGGCACCCAGCGGTTGCGCAGACGAACCATGAGCTCGCGGTCCTGGTGCTTGCGCAGGAGGTGGTAGACGTTCTGGATCAAGCTCTGCCAGCCCGTCTCCGCCAGCACGCGGCAGATCATCTCGACCTGGGCCTGGCCCTTCGAGATCGTGGCCTGCACGGCGTCCTTGGTCGAGGACTGGAGGGCGTCCGCGTCGAGGCCGGCCGCGGCCTTCGAAACGCCGGTGCGGCTCTCGCGCATCTCGTCCATGAGGCCGAGGACCGGGATGACCTGTTGGCCGACGAACGGCGTCTCCAACGGCTGGGCCATGCCCGGCGCGCGCATGCGAACGATGCCGCCCGTGTCGTTGGAGAGCACGTCGCGGATGTTGACCTGGCCCTCGACCACGGCGGTGCGCGGACGGACGGACTGCGCGAGGGAGTCCATCATCGCGCGCCACAGGCCGGTCTTGGCCACCTGGATGTCGGCGGCGAGGTCGGCGGCGCAGTCGGGGAAGAAGGTGTGGGTCTTGATGTTGGCCGCGAACGCCGAGAACGGCGAACGGTCCCACGGCTCGAACGAAACGAGGTTGTATTCGGAGCCGAGGCAGATGACCTTGTAGAACTCGGCGAGGCCGTCCCGGTCGGTGTCGAGGCGGACGTAGGCCTCGACGTACAGACCGCGCTGGTTCATCTGCTCCGGGTCGCTGCCGAAGGGGAACTCGGCGGCCGGGTTGCGGGTGAACGTTTCGAGGTTCTGGTCGAAGGAGTCGCTGGCGCTCACGTACTGGAGCACCGTTTCCTTGTCGATGCCCATGGCCACGACTTCGTGGGCCGGGAGGAACTGCCGCTGGCCATGGACGAGGGAGTCGTCAATGCACGTCGCCCGGCGGTCGATGAAGAACTCTTCCTGCGGCACCGCGGCGTTGCAGATCCGGCCGTAGGACACGTACCGGCGGGTCCGAACGTCCACCAGCGGCAGGGGGCCTTCCGGCGCGTTGACGACGCGCTGGCCGGTCACGGTCAGGGTGTCGTTCGGGCCGAGCTCGGCCTGCACGAGCGCCAAAGCTTCCGGGTCGAGGCCGGAATAGGTGGTGTCCTTGACCTTCGTGGAGGTGTCCCACCAGGTCTTCACGAACCCCATTTTGACGCTCAAGGCGTCCTTGATGGCCGTGTAGAGGGTCAAAAAGCCCTTGTTCTGGCGCAGGATGACGTGGTTGACGTAATCCGTGGCCTGCTCGGCCCGTTCGGCGTCTTCCGGGCCCTGCGGGCTGAACTCGGCGACGTTCTCGGTGCTGAAAAACACCCGCATCACGTCGGGCATCAGCATCTCGATCGTGTCGCGCACGTCGCGCGTCGTGATGCCGGAGCGGTTTTCGTCCTCGTCGGGCTTGAGGGGCAGTTCGCCCGACTCCAGCTGCATCAACTCCTGGCGCATGGGCGCCACGGTCCCGTCGATGTAGTCAACCGCGTCCGAAATGAGCGCCTGGACCGCCGCCTGGAGGTCGGTTTCGTCCATCGGGGCGTCGTCGGGGACCAGCGTCGTGGGATCCATGCGGGGCAGCGCCAAAAAGTCGTCGTTGGCGCGCAGCATAATTGACGCTACGTGTATTTGCAAAAAGAAGGGCCCCTACTAGGGGCCCCGCGGTCTGCCGGTTGTCCCCCACCCGGCTCCCACTTCGGCCGTTCGGTGGCCGCCGCCCAAGATCAGCGCCGCTTGCCGCCCGACGCGCGTTCGACTTCCGCGTCCACGGCCTTGCGACGGGCTTCGCCACCGATGCCGACGCCCGGAGCGGCCGCCAGAGGGTTGCGTTCGGCCGGCACGGCCAGCGTCTTGTCCCCGCCGAAGAACTGGCCGATGCGGTCCATCGTCTGGGCCAGCAGGCCGGGCTCGCCCATGTCGGGGTTCGAACCCGGGAACGGCATCTGGTTGGCCGTGGCGCGCATGCCCCCGGCCGGGGCCCCCTGCTGCGCCTGCGAAGCGAGCCACTGCTGGTACAGAGCCTCCTGCTGCGCGCGCTCCTGCTCCTGCTGCTGGAGGGTCTTGACCTGAGTGCCGGGCGGAAGCTGGCGGGGCGTGGGCTGAATGGCGGGGCCTGTGGGTTTGAGCGGAGTCTGGCGCGCGCACTATACCACGGGTCGGTTCGCCTTGAGGGGCTTTTGCCAGTCCGACCCGTAGCTGACGCCGTACAGGGCGGTTCCGGCGTCGCTGGCGAAGGTCAGGACGAAAGCGTCGGCCCGGTCGGGGGATCGGCGCAGGCGCTTCTTGGTCTGCTCCTTCGACTCGATCGACAGCCGGCCCGTCGAATCCGGCGGGAGGTACTTCACGGAAACGAGGTCAGCGCACAGGTTGTCGTCCTTGGCCAGCGTGCACGAGCGCTGTTCGAACCACGCCTTGGCCTTGAACCAGAGCTCGGTGCGCAAGTTCCGGTAGGCGCCCTTGAGGGCCGGGGACTCCGAGACGTTGATGCCGCGGACGGGCAGGCCGAGCTCTCGAAGACGATCCACGACGCCGGAGCCGAGGCCGATCGAGTCCACCAGGATCTCCTGCGGCCGCTCGTTGGAGTCCAAAGCGTCCCACTCGGCCTTGACGACGCCGGCGGTCTGCATCAGGTCGAGCTTGCGCCACTCGCGCACGGGCTCCTTCAACCGGCCGCCCTTGCGCTTGGCCAGCGTGGTGGCGTCGTCGCCGAACCGCGCCACGTCGAGGCCCCAGATCTCCGGTTCGTTCGGGCCCACGGCCACGTCGCGGGCCATCGCGTCCTCCACCAGCACGAGGGGGATCACCGTGTCGTCGTCGGCCTTGGGGAACTCGCCGAGGACGCGGACGCGGAAAGCGTTGGAGTCCTCGCCGTAGGCGTCGCGCACCTGGTCCACGAACGCCTGCGCGACCCGTTTGGAGTCCATGCAGTTCACCCGCATCGTGAACCACTTGTCGCGGTTCTTGTTGTGGGAGTCGTAGAAGAAGCCGGAGGTGCGCGTCGGGTTCCCCAGCATCAGGGTGACGGCGTTCTCGCCCGACATCGAGCCGATGGCGGCTTCGAACACGGCCTCGGGGACACCGGAGGCCTCGTCGGCGACCAGCATCACGTTGTCGGAGTGGATGCCTTGCAGGGCCTCGGGGCTCTCCGCGCGCGCCGTTCGTGCAGAGATGAAGGCGCCGGTGGGATCGGCGCGGAGCTCCAGGCGCTCCTGCTTCACGTCCATCAGCTGCTTGAGCGGATCTGGCAGGCGCAGCACCCAAGACTTCAACTCCGCGAACAGGGCGTCGAACAACTGCGCCGCGGTGGGCGCCGTCACCACCACCTTCACCGGATAGCGGGTCATGAAGTACCAGAGCATGGCCCACGAGGCCGCGGTGGACTTGCCGACGCCGTGGCCGGAGCGAACGGAGATCTGGCGCTTGCCTTGGGCGATGGCCGTCAGGAACTCCTTCTGCCAGGTGTCCGGTTCGACGCCCAAGACCTCCTGCACGAACAGGACGGGGTTGTTCCGGTAGCGCTTGACGAACTCGATGAAGGGGTTGTTCTGCGTCATTCGTTTTGGCCGAGGAGGAGTTTGTAGGCCTTGTTCAAGGCCGCGGGCTGGCTCGTCAGGTGGTAGTTGTCACATTGGGTGCAGCGGTAGTACCGCAGGTTGGCCTTCCGCGCGGCCAGCTTCACGTCGGCCAGTTTCGGGAAGTTGCGCTTCTTCGTGGCCGGGCAATGGCCCCAGATCTCGCGCCACGTGCAGTTCGTCGGGTACTTCGGCCTTGAGAAGTTCTTGGGCATGGCGGCGTCTCAGGAAGAAACGATCGTTGTTCACGAGAGGGGGTCGCTGTCGGCGTTGATCGACCGGAGCGCGTCCAGATGCAGGCTCCCGAGGTTGACTTGGACGGCCACCTGCGGCTTGTCGCCGTAGGCGTCGGAGTCCAGCTTGCCGGCCACCCACCGCTGCGCCTCCCACTGGAGCTTGGCCACGGAAGCCGTCTCCGGCGTGGCGTACTCGACGGCGCGCAGGCCCTTGTCGATCGCGAGCTCGGCCTTGATCTTCTTCGCGTGCTCGTACTTCTCCTTCCAGTCCGGGTGGCGGAGGAGGGAGGCGATCTGCGCAGGCTTGCACCCGAAGGCGTTGGCCAAGTCTTGGAGGCTCTGGCCTTCGGCGAAGCGCACGAGCAAGGCCTCCATGCCGCCCGTGTCGGCGATTCGCTCCAGCAGCTTTTTGCGCTCGGAGGCCGAAGGGACCAACGAGATGTCGGGTGGCGCTTTGGCGTAGGTCACAGATCGGGCTCCTGAATGCCGGCGAGGGTCGGGGCGCGCATGTAGGCGCGCGGGTCGGTCTTGCGGTGCTTCCGCCGCGGCTTGTCGCGCGGGACGGGCGGCAAGGCGATGCGCTTGAAGTAGCGGTGCCAGTCTTGGAAGACCATGGCCTGGGCCAGTTCGTGCTCCGGGTGGCGTTCCTTGATGATCGTCTCGATGTCGCGCACGGAGACGCCATTCTGGCGCATCATCCGACCCTCGGCCAGCACAGGCTCGTTCTCGGCCGGGACGTAGACCGTCTTCTTGCCCGTGGCCTCGTCAACGCGGACGGCCATCTCCACCGGGACGCCGCCGCCCCCGTACCCGCCAGCTTGCAGGGTCCGCCTCTTGCCGGCCGTGATTCGTTCGCGGATGCGCTCGCGTTCGAACTCGGCGAAGGCGGCCATCAGGGTGAAGAACATCCGGCCCACGCCATCGTTCCCCAGCGGTTCGGTCGAGATGTCGGCCAGGATCAGCTGCACGCCGCGGATCCGCAGGCGCTCGATGACGCCGAGGGCGTCCACCACCGAGCGGAACGCACGGTCCAGCTTGGAGACGATCAGGGTGTCGCCGTTCTTCAAGCCCGCCATCAACTCGAAGCCGAGAGGGCGCTGGCCAAGAGGGATCGACCCTGAAACGCCCTCTTCCGTGTAGATCCGGGTGAGCTCGCGGCCGTGGTACTTGGCCACGGCCTCGATGCGGCGCTGCTGGTCGGAGAGGGACGTGCCCTCCACTTGGCCGGCGGTGGAGACGCGGCAGTACCCGAAGGTGCGGCCGGCGGTTGCGAGTTTGGTCATGCCAGCCCCCGATCGAGAACGGCCTCGATGATGGCCTGTCGCTTGCGGAGGCTGGCCTCGTAGTTGGCGGCCACGATCTCGCGGAGAGTGGGCATCACGATGGCGTTCCGAAATCCATCGTCGCGGTGTGCGCGTTCTGCGGGTTCTGCGTTTCGCATGCCGCGCAGCTGCTCGCGGTATAGGGCGTCGTTGTCGGGGCGCATGTTGGCCTCCTGGGGCCGGGTTGGGTGACGGCGCATACGTTACACGCGACAAAACGAAAAGTCCAACCGTTTTTGCAAATTTTCTTTGGGGTCTGCAATACCGGTGGCCGTGGGGGTGGGTGGG